TAATATTCCATCTAGTCCTGAAATTGCAAGAGTGGGTTTACATAAAGCAAGATTATATTCAAATAATGTACCAATTGAATTAAAAGAAAAATCTAAAAAATGGTTATTAGATAATAATTATAGTTTAGAAATTTATTAAATATATGGAGGAATAAAATGAAATTATTTAGGAATGTGATAGATGATGCAATTGAATATAACAAACATATTGCAAAATATAATGAAAAAAATGAATTTATGGAATTAGCACCAATAACAGAAGAAAAAGTAATTACCATAACACTAGAAGAATATAAAGAACTTTTAATATATAAAGGTAAATATTTAGGGATTACAGGCACTACTGAAATAACAAAATTATATGCTGATGGAATAGAGGTATGTAATACACATGAATAAATCATTAGAATGTCAATATTGTTCTGCAAATAAACATCGTATTGGTGCAATAACTGGTAAAACTATAAGAACACATGAATTAAAACCTACTTATGGGTATTCAGCGAGAAAGCATCCTGATACAAATGATTATTTAGAAATTTTTATTCTTAAAGGTGAAAATGATAAAAAGGCAGGATTAATGATTGAAAATAATATTGGTGCTAGATATATAGATATAAATTATTGTCCTTTTTGTGGTAGAAAGGTTAGTGATACAAATGATTGATATAGTCGATATTAAAAATGCTGATTATTTAAAATTTTATATTGAAGATGGATTTATATATTGTAAAAATATTAAAAATGATGAAATAGTTATTGTTGCAAAATATGAAGATAGAAAAGTTTTAAAAAGATATTTAAATATAGTCAATAATTTTATGGAATACCTTGAAAAAAATAAACTGGTATTAAATAATCCAGCAATATTTGATTTTTATTTAGCAATTAAAGAGGTGCAATAACATGAAAAATATAAAGTATGTAGTAGTATGTAAAAAAGGTTATCTTTTTACATCAGATAAAGAGAGCATAAAAGAATTTGTGAAAAAAATGGGAACTGATGTTGCATATTATATTGGCTATTTCAAACCATTAGAAAATTTGAAATTTTTATCAAATATAGATATAAATTTAGAAAATTTAGGAAAGGTGATTGATAATTAATGAAAGAAAATTTTAAAAATAAATTACTAGAATTAATCAAAGATAATCCTGATTTAGATTTAGTATGTATGTGTTCTATGGATGAAGTCACTGATGAATATTCATATATGTATTTTCAAAATTTATCATGTTCAGTACATTACATATATGAATATGAGGATAGAATATTTTTAGATAAAGAAGAAATTGTTGAATATTTATGTGATATGCATGATGGCGATGCTGAATATTTAGATTTAGAAGATGATGATTTTGAAATGCAAATGCACACAGAAGCAGATAAATATTTCAAACAAAAAGCAATTGTTATATATGCTAAAAGTTGTTAATAGGTTATGTAAGTGATGAAAATAAACAGTTTTAAAGACCAATGTGATAATTGTAATAAATTTGATTATTTAGTTAGTATTAATAATAAATGTTTATGTTCTGAATGTATAAAAAAAGAAAATAAACAAAATAATCAAAAAATAATAAAAATAGAACAAAAACAATTAAATATTTTAGATTTTATTGAAAAACTTTCACATTTTTCACATACAATTGATGATATAATGTAGTTGTATAATTGTGATTAAAGGCGACTGAATAGGTTGTCTTTTTTCGTGTTGGAGGCGATACAATGTTAAAGAGTTGTAATCGATGTGGAAAAATACACGATTTTAATTATCAATGTTATAAGAATAGACAAGTTAGAGGTACATCAAATGCTGATAAGTTTCGTAAAACATATAAATGGCATCAAAAGAGTTTAGATATAAGAGAAAGAGATAATAATTTATGTCAGGTATGTATAGCAAATATCTTTAATACTCAAACGATTTATAACTTTGATAAGTTAGAAGTTCATCATATTATTCCACTAGAAGAAGATGCAGACAAAGGTTTAGATGATGACAATTTAATCACACTATGTTGCTATCATCATAAGTTAGCAGATAAAAATATTATTCCAAGATATATTATTTATAAATTATTAAAAAAAGACTATGATGTTAAGGAATTACAGGCAGAAGTTAGGCACCTAGAATACCCCCCTACCTTTTAAAATCTGATTTTAGAAATTAAATCAAAACCTACTGCCCACCTTTGAACATAAAAAATGCCCAAAATGAAAATTCAATATTTTTGCACTCGAAGAAATGGAGGTGATAACATGGCAAGACCAGCAAAATCAATTGATACAAATTCACAAAAAATGAGTAAAGAAGAAAGAGAAGCAAGAAAGAAAACTGAAAAAGAATTAAGAGGTAATAATGATAAAATCAAACCTTTTAAATATCTTAATAAAAGACAAAAAGCAATCTTTAAAGATATATTAAAAAATCTTAACAAAGATATTTTAAGTAATCTTGATGTTTATTTATTAAATCAAACTGCTATAACTATTGAAAGATTAGAAGCAATTGAACAAGAGATAAATAAGTCAGGAAAAACAACAGATGAAAATGGTAAAGAAATAGACAAATTGGATGTTAAAACAATTACCAATTTAAAGTCTGCACGAGATATGTATTCGAAAGATTTTTTTAGATGTTGCAATGAGTTGTCACTTTCACCACAAGCAAGAGCGAAAATATCTATATCTACACAACCACCAAAAAAACAAACATTGATGGATATTTTAGGTGATGATGACAATGACAACGAATAAAATACAAAATCATCCAAGTTATATATATGCAACACAAATTGTTAATAATGAAGTTGAACCACCTGAATTATATTATGAAAGAAATGGTGAAAAAAAATTTATATCACCAAAATATGTAAAAAAACAATGTCAGATATTTTTAGATATAGCAGATGGTAAAGATGCTAAATATATTATCAATGAAAATCGTGTTGGTAAAATAGATAAAATATTAAAAATATTGAAGATGGCAAAAGGTTTAAAGGTTGGCGAAAGAATATATAATTCATTAGCAGGTTATCAATGGCTGTTAATAGTTGCAAGTCTTTGCACAGTTTATAGGGAAGATAGAAAAAGAAGAAGATATGAAACAGTAATATTGGAAATATGTCGTAAGAATGGTAAAACATTTATAGTTGCATTATTGATGTTATTATTATTTTATCTTGAACCAAAGTATTCAAGATTTTTCTCTGTTGCACCTGATGGTACATTAGCAAAAGAAATAAAAGTTGCACTTGACTTATTAATAAGTGCTAATGATGATATTTTTGAAGAAAAAGAATTTAAACCTTTAAGAGATAGCATCACACACAATCCAACAGGTAGTGTATATACACCACTTAATACTTCTAAAAACAGAATGGATGGTCGTGAACCAAATGTATTTGTTGCAGATGAAGTTGGTGCATTAGTTGGGTCTTATCCAATAGAAGCCATGAGGTCAGGGCAATTATTAGTTTTAAATCCATTAGGTTTTTTAATCTCAACTAAATATCCAACATTTGACAATCCAATGGAAGATGAAGTTAATTATGCTAAAAAGGTATTAGATGGATTAATTGAAGATGAGCAAATATTCGCATTGTTATATGAACCAAACGAAACAAAAAATTGGACAACAGATGATGATATTATTTTACAATCTAATCCATTAGCATGTGAGTTATTAAAAGTTTATAAAGATTTATTAAGTAAAAGAAGAAAAGCGATTGAAACAGAAAGTAAGCGAGAAAACTTTTTGACAAAGCATTGTAATATTATTTATCAAGGTGCAGGAACAGAAAGTTTTATTGATGTTAGTGAAGTTCAAAAATGTAGAGTTGATAAAATAGACTGGACAGGTAGAGAAGTATATTTAGGTGTCGATTTAGCAATGTCAAATGATAACTGTGGTGTAGGAATGGTTGCTGATGATGATGGCACAATATTAGCAGAAGCAATTGGTTTTGTACCAGAGGGAAGAATAGAAGAAAAGAACCAAATTGAAAAGATTAATTATAATGAATTTATAAATGCTATGAAATGTATTGCCTGTGGGGATAGAACAGTAGATTATAAAGTTATTGAAGATTTTGTTTTTTCGATAGAAGAAAAATATGATGTTGTAGTTATGGGTATAGGATATGACAGATATAATGCTTTGTCATCTGCCCAAAAATGGGATACAAAATATACAACTGTTCAAGTAAGACAACATTCAGATACATTACACCCACCAACTAAATTATTATTTGAAAAAATTATGAATAAAGAATTTAAGTATGAAACTAATAAATTATTAGAAATTAATTTTCAAAATGCAAAATGTGTTTATGATACAAATATGAATAGATATATACATAAGAAAAAATCAAATGGAAAAGTCGATTTAGTATTTAGTTTATTAAATGCAATATATTTATTGCAACAAGAGATATATTTGGAAAATGGAAACTTTTTTGTTCAAGTTGGATAACTTTCACATTTTTCACACTCTATTAATGATATAATGTATATGTAGAGAAATGAGAACAAACAGAGATGTTTGTTTTTTTGTTGCTGAAAGGTGGTGAAAACATGGGATTATTTAATTGGATTTCAAAAAGAGATGAGTCATCTGTATCAACAGAAGAAACAGAAACAACTGTTGATGAAGTAGTTGAAACAGAGTCAGCAGGTGATGTATTGCTTAAAGCATTATTAAAAAGTGAAACTATTAATAAAAATAAAGCAATGTCTATCCCAGCAGTTTCAAGTGCAGTTGATAAAATTTCAAATATGGTCGCAATGCTTCCTATCAAGTTGTATAAAAAAGAAACAACAGAAGATGGAAAAGTTAAAGGTGTAGAAATACACAATGACCCAGGAACTAAAATTTTAAATCAAGATACTGGTGATACATTAGACCCTTTTCAATTAAAGAAAGCCATCGCAAGAGATTATCTCATTGAAAAAGGTGCTTATGTTTTTTTAGAAAAAAAGCAAGGTGTCTTTCAGTCAATTAGATATGTAGAACCTAGTCAAGTGTCTATTCTAAAAAACTGCGACCCAATATTCAAAGATGCAAAATATGAAGTAAATGGAAAAAGTTATGAAACATATAATTTCTTAACTATTTTAAGAAATACAACAGATGGTGCATCAGGTAAAAGTATTGTTGATGAAATATCTAAATCATTAGAAACTTCATTTACAACTATTTTATATGAATTAGGGCTTGTTAAAAAAGGTGGTGGAAAAAAAGGATTTTTAACTGCCACAAAAAAACTTGGTAAAGAGGAAATGGCAAATTTAAAAAGAGCATGGAATAGTTATTATGGTAATAACGAAGAAAATGTAATTATTTTGAATAATGGTTTGGAATTCAAAGAGGGTTCAAATTCTTCTGTTGAATTACAGATTAACGAAAGAAAGAAAACATTAAAAGAAGATATAAATGATGTATTCCATATTTCATCTAACTATGATGAAACTGTAAAAGATGCAGTTATGCCAATAGTTAGTGCCATTGAAAGTGCTTTAAACAAAAACTTCTTGCTGGAAAGCGAAAAAGGAGTTTTTTATTTTGCATTTGATACTAAAAATATAACTCGTGGTTCATTAAAAGAAAGATGCGAAGCATACAAAATGGCTTCTGATACTGGATGGTTAGGAATTAATGAAATTCGTGCAGAAGAAGATTATGATGCTATTGATGGTTTAGATGTTATCAAATTAAGTCTAGCAAATGTTTTTTATGATACTCAAAACAAAAAATTCTACACACCAAACACTGGTGCATTAATGGATATAAGTGCAGAAACACAGAATGGAGGTGAAAATAATGAAAATACAGGTTAGAGATGACAAAGTTGTCATTGATGGTTATGTAAATGCAGTTGAAAGATTTTCTAAAATACTTACTAATAAACAAGGTAAGAAATTTATAGAAAGAATAATGCCATCAGTATTTCAAAGAGCCATTGAAAAAAATGATGCTATAAAAGTTTTATTAAATCATAACTATGATAATGAACTTGCAAATACAAAAGATGGAACTGCACAACTATTTGAGGACAATATAGGGTTAAGAGCTATCGTTGAAATTACTGATGCTAATGTAATTGAAAAAGCGAAACAGAAAAAATTAAGAGGTTGGTCTTTTGGTTTTATTTGTAATAAGCAAGATGAAGAAGTAAATGAAAAAGGTATCAGTGAAAGGACAGTTCGAGATATTGATTTATTTGAAGTGTCTATTATTGATGATAAAAAAATACCTGCCTATATTGGTACTAGCATAGAAATGCGAGATGGTGAGGTTAAAGAAATTGAATTTAGAAATTCAGAAGATTTAACAGAAGAAGAAACACCATCAACAACAGAAGATGATAAATCAGATGTTGATAATTTTGAAAGCATGACTGCTTCACAAAAAAGAGAATTATTAAATGGTTCATACAGACAAACATTTAATAATGGGTGGTTAGAAGATTATGATGACTATTTTGTTTATGGAACTATTAAAGAAGATAGTACATTATATAAAATGCCTTACACCATAACAGATGGTGTTGTTAATATTGATACCACTAAACAAGTTAAAGTTGTTAGAGGTGG